GATCTCAAGGACCGCAGGGATTTTCGGGAGTTCAAGGGTTTCAAGGAAAGCAAGGGTCACAGGGCCTCACTGGAAACCAAGGCAGCAGAGGATATCAGGGATTTCAGGGAATTCAGGGTTCACAGGGCCTCACTGGAGTACAGGGTGCTCAAGGACACCAGGGCGACAGAGGTTTTCAAGGTAATACTGGATCCACTGGAGCACAAGGTGCCCAGGGCGCTCAGGGTAACCAGGGCAATCAGGGTTTAATTGGTGTGGGCACTCAAGGCCCACAAGGACCCCAGGGTCCTGCAGGTATCGCAGGAAGTATTAATTTCGACGGTGGTAACCCTGGTATTAGTTATGTTGGTGGTCCAGCATTTGACTGCGGTGGTGTCATTTAAATAAATAAAATATCGGAGCAATTTAATGCCATATATTCAGTTTCAGTTTAGAAGAGGAACAGCTAGTGAATGGACTAGTGCGAATCCTACTCTGGCTCCAGGTGAACTGGGATTAGAAACTGATACCCGTAAAGTGAAAATTGGCGACGGGATTAAAGATTGGGCTAATTTAAGTTATGGGATAGGTGGTGAAGATCTTCAATTAATCACCACAGCAGGAAACACCACAAACCGAGCAATTACCATTTCCAATACCACTGTTAGTAGCAACACTGTGAGTGGCGCATTGGTGGTTACTGGTGGCGTGGGCGTGGGCGGCAATCTGAATTTGGGCGGAAATCTGGTCGTCAGTAACAAAATCTTGCCCACTAGCAATGGTTTGATAGACATTGGATCCCCCACTGCTAGATTCGGCACGGTGTATGTTTCTGGAAATTCCATTGACTTGGGTGGCACAGAACTGACAGCCAATGCTGGTAATTTGTTTGTTGACGGAGTTCAATTGGCCAGCACCATCAATGGAAATTTTTCAGTCAGTGTCACGACTCCCACTATCATATCCAGTTCTGCAATGTTGACCGTGGGAAATGTTGCAACAACGCTGGATGAATTTAACATCAATGCCTATACCACAGCAAAATATATCGTGCAAGCAGTAAATGGTTCCGACTACCATAGCATGGAAGCATTTTTAGTAAACGATAAGATCAATGCTTATCTCACAGTGTATGCCAGTGTGAAAAACAATGTCAAATTAATCAATTTAGATGCTGATATTAGTTCAGGAAATGTACGGTTACGGGCAACAGGTATTACTGCTAACAATAGTGTGAAGATATTTTCAACTAAGATCTAATGAAAAATTTAATGGTTTGAATATAAATAAGATTAATCAATAGGAGACGTTCAGTGCCTTTACAAAATTTCACAATAGAATATGGCCTTACGGTAGGTAATGCCAATATCACTGCATCAAGTGGTAATATTCAAACCAGTGGTAACATTACTGCAAATAATATTAGTGTTTCAAATGCAATATCAGTGACCGGTAATGCCAACGTGGGTAATATTGGCGCCACAAATTCAGTCATCACTGCTAACGGAACTTTTGGTAATATTAACTCAGTGAGTGGTATCCTGAATGTGACAGGCAATGCCAACGTGGGCAACATTGGTGCTACGAATTCAGTGGTTACTGCTAACGGAACTTTTGGTAATATTAACTCAGTGAGTGGTATCCTGAATGTGACAGGCAATGCCAACGTGGGTAATATTGGCGCCAACAATGCAGTGTTTACTGGAGCAGTAAGCATCACTGGCAACATCAATGTGGGTAATATTGGTGCTACAAATTCAGTCATCACTGCCAATGCCACTTTTGGCAACATCAACTCAGTGAGCGGTATTTTAAGCGTGAGTGGCAACGCCAATGTGGGTAATATTGGCGCAACCAAAGGTGTTTTTAGTTCAATTGAAGATTCTTCCAGTACTACTACTGGTGCAGTGACCATAGCCGGCGGTTTGGGTGTAGCAGGAAACGCTTACATTGGGGGCAACGTCAATATTGATGGCAACCTGTATGTTACAGGCAACACCACAATAGTCAACGCCAATGACGTCACCATTGCTGATAAGACATTTATTTTGGCCAACAACGCCAGCACTGGCGCTGCTGCTGACGGTTCAGGTATCATTAGTGGTAATGTTTCTGGAAATGCTCAGGTAGCAAGCCTGTTGTTCAATAATGCCACCACCAGTTGGCAAACCAGTGTTGCTGTCACTCCTGTGGGAAATGCCAGTTTAGACTTGGGCAAAACCAGCAATTACTGGAATAATTTTTACAGTGCCAACATATACGGATCAATTGCCACTGCTGCTCAACCCAATATTACCAGTTTGGGAACACTGACATCTTTATCAGTAACTGGTAATGCCAATGTGGGTAATATCGGAGCCACACGCGGCGTATTTACTAACGTTGTGGGTGCCCTAGAGACCGCAAGTCAACCCAATATCACCAGTGTTGGAACATTATCCAGCGTAACGGTGAGCGGAAATGTCACAGCACAAGCTAATTTGTTTGTGACAGCCAACGCTACTTTTGGTAATATCAGCAGTGTCAGTGGAATATTAAGTGTCACTGGAAATGCCAATGTGGGAAATATTGGTGCTAATAATGCAGTATTCACCAACGTCAGTGGCACACTTACCACGGCTGCTCAACCCAATATCACTTCAGTGGGTACATTGAGTAGCCTATCAGTAAGTGGAAATACCAGTACTGGTAATCTCAGCGTTACTGGCATCAGCAATCTAGGTGCAGTGGGCAATGTCAAAATTACCGGCGGCACAGGTGGTCAGTTTATACAAACTGACGGTGCTGGTAATCTAAGTTTTGCTGCAGTCAGCGCCAGCAGCATTGTCAATGGTACCAGTAATGTAACCATTAACACAGCCAACGGTAATGTTACAACCAGTGTGGGCGGAACAGCCAATGTATTGGTGGTAACCAGCACAGGTGCCAACATCAGTGGTACAGCCAATATAACAGGTAACGCCAATGTGGGCAACATTGGTGCAGCCAAAGCCATATTTACCAGCACAGCAAACATAGGAGATACACTAACAGTAAACACCAGCAACATTGCCACAGCAATTGCCAATGGCGGTACTGCTGGGGTGGGTAACATTGGTGCTGCTGGGCAAGGATTTGATACACTGTTTGCACGTCAAGCATCAGCTAACTACGCTGACTTGGCAGAGATTTACGTGGCTGATGGACTCTATGAATTCGCCACTGTGATGATTTTTGGTGGTTCAGCTGAGATCACAATTAGCACAGTGAGCCATGATAGCAGAATTGCTGGAGTGGTTAGTCAACAGCCAGCATTTTTGATGAATGACACAGCCAGTGGATTGCCAATTGCATTAACTGGGCGTGTTCCATGTCGTGTGGTTGGCCCGGTTAAGAAAGGTGATCTCATTGTAAGCAGTCATCTTCCTGGAATTGGTATTGCACTGGATCCAGCACAGTACAAACCAGGCTGCGTGATTGGTAAATGCTTGGAAAACAACGACACCGCAGGTATTGTGATTGTGGAAGTTGTGGTGGGTAGATTATAAATTATCAGTAGACTCCTGTGTGTAATAAGTATCAGTGCAAGCAAGACTTGCATATAATAACACACACAGGAGGCTCAAAATGAGCAAAACCCCATATGAGATTCGTCTCGATTTATTGAAGTTGGCGGCTGAAATACTTCAGGTGCCAGTACATGAAAAACGAGGCACTCTGATCAACGAATGGCATTGTGTAAAAGAACAAAATCCCAGCACACCACATCCCACTTTGCCCGATTTCCCCTCAACAAATGACATAATTGCTGAAGCTGAAAAACTCAATAAGTTTGTAAGCAACGGGTAATAGTGTTAGAATAACAATGTGACTTCTGTTATTGTACAAACATTATTGAACTATCTTCCAGCCACAAGAAGATCTCCTAATGGATGGACGAGTTTCAATGCCCCTTGTTGTGCGCACAGAGGTCATTCTGGAGATGGACGACGCCGTGGTGGTATTAAATTAGTTGCCAACGGCGTCGTCTTTCACTGCTTCAATTGTACATTCAGCACAGGTTACACTGTGGGTGGGTCTTTTGGAATAAAATTTCGTAGGTTGTTGTCTTGGCTAGGCGTTGGGTCCACTGAGATCAATGCATTAAAAATTCAGGCCTTGCGAGAACGATCCGATAGTTTGGGGTTAGATGAATCAGATACGATTCCAGAAATTCAGATAGAACCCAGAGAATTGCCAGCTGAATCTGAACTATTGGATTCATCAAAACATGCTGAATGTTATGAATATCTGGAACGCAGATCCATAGATCCCAACTCATACACTTATTTTGTTAGCTCTGAACTTCCTCGACGAATTATAGTTCCTTTTACCCACCAACAATATCTAGTAGGATACACTGCTAGAACCATCGGTACAGCCAAACCCAAATACATACAAAGTTTGGGTATGCCCTATATATTTGGTGAGGTATTTCAAAAACCCAATTGGAATTGGTGTCCGGTCGTGGAGGGAGTTTTTGATGCCATAAGTATTGGCGGAGTTTCAGTGCTGGGTAATGAAGTTAGTGAAGCGCAAGCTGAACTGCTGGATCAACTGAATCGAAAAATTGTTGTAGTTCCAGATCAGGATAGTTCAGGCGAATCTCTAGTACAGGCAGCACTGGATTATGGATGGAGTGTGAGTTTTCCTGATTGGCCACCAGACGTCAAAGATGTCAATGATGCAGTGATGAGATGGGGGCCGCTCTTTGTTACTCGACAGATCTGGCAAGCAAGAGTAACTGGAACAACTCAGATAAAACTTAGACTCAAGCTCAACAAGAAATATAACTAATACGCTATGGAATTTACAACAGACGTTCAAAAACTGTTTTTGGAATTTATTCTTCAAGATCCCACACTGTTTACCCGTGTGAGTAATATCTATAGTTCAGAGAATTTTGACAAGAGCTTGAAGAAAGCAGCAAAGTTTATTCAGGAACATGCTGAACAGCATAGTACACTTCCGGATCGAACACAGATACGTGCAGTATGCAGTTTGAATCTACAGCCCATAGAGGGCATAAACTCTGGTCATATAGATTGGTTTATGGCAGAGTTTGAAAACTTTACCAAACGACAAGAGTTAGAACGGGCTATTCTCAAAGCTGCTGATTTGCTGGAAAAAGGCGAGTATGATCCAGTTGAAAAATTGATTAAAGATGCAGTGCAAATCAGTTTGACCAAAGATCTGGGTACTGACTATTTCGCTGATCCCAGAGCAAGATTGATGCGTTTGAAAAGTAACAATGGACAGGTTAGCACTGGTTGGAACGGGCTGGATCGTAAACTGTATGGTGGTTTTAATCGGGGCGAATTACAAATTTTTGCTGGTGGATCAGGATCGGGTAAAAGTTTGTTCATGCAAAACTTGGGATGCAACTGGACATTGTCTGGATTAACTGGAGCTTACATCACACTGGAACTCAGTGAAGACCTGTGTGCTATGCGTATTGATAGCATGATTACTGGGTTGCCTACTCGAGAGATATTCAAAGATCTGGACGATGTAGAGATGAAGGTCAGGATCGTTGGTAAGAAAAGCGGTGATTTTTATATCAAGTATCTGCCAGCACAAAGCACAGTAAATGACATACGCAGCTATGTAAAAGAACTACAAATACGCAGCGGCGTAACGATAGATTTTTTGTGCGTGGATTATTTGGATTTGCTCATGCCTGTTAGCGCCAAAGTCAGCCCCAATGACTTGTTTGTTAAGGACAAATATGTCAGTGAGGAGTTGCGAAACCTAGCCAAAGAACTCAATGTATTGTTTGTAACAGCCAGCCAGCTAAACCGCAGTGCAGTTGAAGAAATTGAATTTGACCACAGTCACATCAGCGGCGGTATCAGCAAAATCAACACAGCAGACAATGTGTTTGGTATCTTTACCAGCAGAGCAATGCGTGAGCGTGGTAAATATCAGTTACAGTTAATGAAAACTCGCAACAGCAGCGGTGTTGGACAAAAAGTGGACTTGGACTTTGACGTAAATAGTCTGAGGATTACTGACACCAGTACTGAAGATTCTGATGGTCACAGCGAAATTCCGTCAACGACTAGCATTATGGGTCAGTTAAAAACCACTAGTTCAATCAGAACTCGTGATGCTGCCGGTGATAACCTGGGAAAAATCAATGTTGACGTACAGGGATCCAAATTAAAATCCATGTTAGCACAACTGAAAAAACCCAGTGACTAATATAAATACTCGTAAAGGTATTAATATCTTGAAAAACGGTACTCGCACATTACTTGATGAATTGACAAATGGATTGCCCGAGCACAATCGCAATCTATTGATTGAAAGCCGTGGTAATCATTTGATTACCGGAGCTATAAATCTATTGGCTAGCATTGCTGAAAGCTATGGGCCAGACTTGGCAGAAGACATGGAACGCCGATTACTGAGCAGCATCAAGAATAAAGATCCGCAAAAATTTAGTCGTGCAGCTAGGAGATTGGCATGAGAGTAAATGAGTTTTTAACAGAAGCCGAACGACCAGGGTTGTTATCCAGGTTGGGTTCCAAAATTGCTTCCAAATTTGGAAGCAAGTCTGCTGCTGGTGCACAGGAAACTGACGCGAATTTTCAGAAAGGATGGGCACTTTATCAAAAATGGTTGGGTCAGAGCGGAATGGCCGGCAAACCTGTACCTTTACAAGATATCTATGATACTTGGCAGGTGAATGGGCAACCAGATCCTCGCATGGTTCAAGCAGCAACAGAGTTAGGTCTATCAGCGACTGATGCCGTAGATGAAAAAACAGCCAAAAATCTCATATACACTTACTCACAGTTGTTTACTAGTGGAAAACCTTTACCGGCTCCACCGCCACCTACACCACCAATAACCCCCACCCCTCCGAAAAAGAAAACTCTCAAACCGGCTCCACCGCCACCTACACCACCAATAACACCCACTCCTCCGAAAAAGAAAACTCTCAAACCGGTGTTGCATAATTATAGGACTTTGGCGAGTTATATCAAAAAAACTTTAACACCAGCTCAGTCTCAAAGAATTTTAATTGGTCTGGGAGCAATGCGTCCTCCTAAAAAACCACTGAAGTTTAAAGTGGAAGAACAGGATATCATAGATAAAATCAATCATTTGCCAGTAAAACAAAGAGATCTGGTGATCCAAACTCTCACTGACAAGTACATGACTAGTTCTGTACCAGAATCGCTCAAACATGATTTGCAAAACAAATATCACCAATTTATCAACGAGGCATGACCCTATAAAAAACGTTCTGCCGGGCGCAGAAAAAAACACAAATAACCAGTGGTTTTTAGATTCAAATGCTAAATAAATGTAAGCGTAAGCTAAAGGAGATTTTAATATTATGGCACAAGTTACAAGAGTCAATCCTGTAAGCATGACAACCAACTTTGAAAACCTCAGCAAGGACCTGAGCTTTTTCACTGTGGATTACATCAATGCAATCAATGGCAGCGTGGGTCCTGAAGGCGCCCTACAGGCTGTTTACAACACTATTCAGCGTTACTACACCATCGTTGCTGCTGGTCCACTGATCGACACCAACACTCAGCAGACTTTTGCTGTGGAAGGCGCAATCGTGGCCGCTGAAGCAACCACTTTGCAGACTGCCCTGCAGGCTTTGGGCACTGTGGACACTGTTGACCTCAGCAGCTCAACAGTGACCCGCACCAAGCTGGGTATTTTGACTGCTTCTGCTGTTGCTGACGAAACTGCATTCTAACTTTGACCTCAAGTCAAACAAAGGGACCTTTCTACAAGGTCCCTTTTTTATTTTGTAAATACTCATATGCGTGAACATGGCTTAACTATGCCCAATTATAACTTATCGGGCGATCTTCAATTCATCACAATTTATACATTGTTTG